TTATAAATTATAATACAAATACTATTAATGTGGTATTACCATATTCCGCGTTTTCAGGAGTTAATCTTTCGACAATTATAAGTGATTTCAGCGCTTGTACCGCAAATGTAACGGTTAATGGTTTACCTCAAGAAACTGCAAATACTGAAAATGATTTTTCATTTGGTCCTATAACTTATGTTTTAGTATCTGAAGATACAGGAACTACAACAAACTGGACAGTTTCAGTAACTGTTCAAAATCCTTGTGACCCATTGACTTCAGGTAATACTGGTTCAGAAAATGTTGGTGAAATATTACAATGTTACACAGGTTCCGTTGTAGGTAGAATATACGTTTACTCAGGAACTGCTTTTACAAATTATGATGATTTAGTTATAGCAACACTTCGTTCAAGAGGATTGGCAACATATTCTTCAGATAATGGTGCGGTATATGAGGTTCCAGATTTAAGTGGTGTTACTTTAAATTGTACAGGTGCGTATTCAGGTGTTACCAAAAACCCATATTTAACATTTGGAGTTAATGTAACAAGTAAAGATGGAGATGTATATTTCTTTGAAACTTCATTAACAAATTCAGATACAGAATATATAACTAAAGTTTTTGGAACAACTAATTTTTCAAAACCTAGAACTGTTGTCCCTCTTTTTGTTGAAGAAAAATATCAACTTCTTTTGAACTATGGTTATAGAAAAGGTTATATTAGAGGTTTAGATTGTGAATTAATTTCTCTACCTGATGCAAGACAAGGGTTCGACCCAACTTCAATCGGATGGTATTTAGAACAATATCAATCACCAACATCTCCATGGGTTGTTTCTGAACTTAGAGGTAATAAAGTTTATAACTTATTTAAGTTTACAACAATTGCCGATGGTAATGACGCAAATACCGAAGTTAAAATTTCTATAGCTAACATGTCATTTGGTAATGGAACATTCGATGTTTTAGTTAGAGATTTCTATGATTCAGACGCAAATCCAATTGTAATTGAGAAATTTACAAATTGTTCAATGGACCCAAATGATAATAGTTTTATTGCTAAAAAAATTGGTACTAAAGACGGTGAATATCAATTAAACTCTAAGTATGTTATGTTAGAAATAAATGAGGACGCTCCAATAGACGCGTTACCTTGTGGATTCTTAGGTTACAATATGAGAGAATATGCGGGAGCTCGTCCACCGTTCCCAATCTACAAAACAAAATACGATTTCCCTGGTGAAGTAATTTATGACCCTCCATTTGGTTTGGCAACAGGTGGTAATGATGCGATTACTTCTGGTGGTGATAATGTCCGTAGAACTTACTTGGGTATTTCCGACACTATAGGTATTGATGTTGATTTTTATCAATATAAAGGAAAACAAACTCCTCTTAATATTTGTACAGATACTACGGGTGATGAGTGGGCTTATAGAACTAGAGGTTTTCATATGGACGTAAACGCAAGTGCTATTACAATAGGTAATGGATTTGCAACTTCAGGTGAACCGACCTTCTATGTTGGTTCTGCATCATTCACTAGCGACCCTGATAATGAAACAAATCCATATTACAGAATATACGCTCGTAAATTCTCATTGTTATGTCAAGGTGGTTTTGACGGATGGGATATCTATAGAGAATACAGAACAAACGCCGACAGATTTGTATTAGGAAAGAGTGGTTATTTGAGAGGAGCGTGTGCTGACACAAGATACCCTAACGCAACTGGATGGGGAGCGTTTAAACAAATTTCAGTTGGTGATAACACAATGGATTATGGTAATAGTGACTATTACGCTTATTTATTAGGTCAAAAATCATTCTCTAATCCTGAAGCGGTTAATATTAACGTATTTGTAACGCCTGGTATTGATTATGTTAATCATTCTAATTTGGTAGAAGCGGCTGTAGAAATGATAGAGTTTGACAGAGCAGATTCTTTGTATATTACAACTACTCCTGACTATAACATGTTCTCATCAACTGCAGGTGAACCAACTGAATTAATTTACCCACAAGAAGCGGTTGATAACTTAGAGACCGCGGGATTAGATTCTAACTACACTTGTACTTATTACCCATGGGTATTAACGAGAGATACGGTTAACAATACTCAAATTTACATTCCTGCGACTGCTGAAGTTACTAAAAACTTGGCGTTAACTGATAACATCGCGTTCCCTTGGTTCGCGGCGGCTGGCTACACTCGTGGTATAGTAAACGCTATCAAAGCTCGTAAGAAACTAACTCAAGAGGATAGAGACACTCTTTATCAAGGTAGAATTAACCCAATTGCAACCTTCTCTGATGTAGGAACTGTAATTTGGGGTAATAAAACTTTACAAATTAGACAGTCGGCTCTTGACAGAATTAACGTTAGAAGATTGTTATTACAAGCTCGTAAGTTGATTTCAGCAGTTTCTGTTAGATTGTTATTTGAACAAAATGACCAAAAGGTTAGACAAGATTTCTTGGACGCGGTTAATCCAATCTTAGATGCTATTAGAAGAGACAGAGGTTTATACGATTTCCGTGTAACAGTTTCTTCAGATGTTGCTGACTTAGATAGAAACCAAATGACAGGTAAAATCTACATTAAACCTACAAGGTCTCTTGAATTTATAGATATAACATTCTACATAACCCCAACAGGTGCGTCGTTTGAAAATATCTAATCAATAATATAAGACAGGTCGGCAAAAGTCGGCCTGTCTTTATATTTATTTAATATTATGAGATTAAAATCAGTTAACGAAGGAATTACAGAAACCGGAACTCCGGACATGAAGTATTATGCATTTGATTGGGATGACAATATTTTGATAATGCCAACAAAAATAATTCTTAAAGATAACAAGAATGATGAAGTTGGAATGTCTACCGAAGATTTTGCGGAATATAGAATGAAAATTGGTAAAGAACCTTTTGAATATAATGGACATAACATTGTAGGGTTTGCTGAAAATCCATTTAGGTATTTTAGTGTGGAAGGAGATAAACAGTTTATAATTGATTCTCTATTAGGAAAACCAGGTCCTGCTTGGTCTGATTTTGTAGAGTCTATTAATAACGGTTCTATTTTTTCAATCGTGACCGCTAGAGGACATACACCTGAAGTTATGAAAGAGTCAGTTTACAATATGATAATTTCAAACCATATGGGTATAGATTCTAATGAACTTCTAAAAAATTTAGAAAAATTTAGAGACATAGAAGGTATTGGTAAATCATCAAAAAAAGAAATGATAAAAGAATACTTAAATATGTGTCGGTTTTACCCTGTAACTTATGGTAAAGGAAGTGCGGTTAGTCCCGAAGAAGGAAAAATTAAAGCTTTAAATGAATTTGTGGGATATGTTAAAAGAATCTCTAAACACATAGAGAAAAAGGCATATTTAAAGAATAGAATATCAAATAATTTTGTACCTACAATTGGATTTTCTGATGATGACCTAATGAATTTGGAAAAAGTTAAAAGTCATTTTGAAAATGAACCAGATAATATAATTAAAACGATTTCAACTGCAGGAGGAGTAAAAAAACCTTATTAATTATTTACTAGTGATTTATAACTAGAAGTTATTTGAAAAAACCCAAAAGTAAATAGAAAAAAATTATTATTAGATATTTATAAATAAAAAGAATAAAAAATTTAAAACAAAAATACAATGGCTGATTTATTAATGAAAATGCCCATACCTTATGAACCCAAAAGGAATAACCGATTTATTTTACGTTTTCCTTCTACATTAGGTATAAACGAGTGGTTCGTTGAATCTGCCGCTCGACCACATATTACGATTGTTAGTACTGAGATTCCATTCTTAAATACCTCAACTTATGTTGCTGGTCGTTTTACATGGGGAGCTCTTAATGTAACTTTTAGAGACCCTATTGGTCCTTCCGCTTCACAAGCTCTAATGGAATGGGTTCGTTTATGTGCCGAATCAGTTACAGGTCGTATGGGTTATGCTGCAGGGTATAAAAAAAATGTTGACATTGAAATGTTAGACCCAACAGGAGTCGTGGTTGAAAAATGGATATTGGAAGGAACTTGGATGATGGACGTAAACTTTAATGCATTGAGTTATTCTGACGATAAAGTTTCAACAATCACCGCTCAACTTAGAATGGACCGTTGTATCTTGGTTTATTAAGATTATACTTTACAATATTATATAAATCCCATATTATTAATATGGGATTTTTTGTTTATTATGGAAAACAATACAGGATTTACATGTAATACTTGTGGTAAAGTTTTTGAAACTGAAGAAGAGTTTCTTAATCGACATAAAAAAAATTCCGAAAATCAACCGAAAGATAATCTAAATAAGGAATAAAATGGACCCAAGTCTTTTAAACGCCGCTACAGAAAATTTTAATCTACCTCATGACATGGTAGTACTTCCAACTGGAGGTATATTTTATAAATCTAAAAAAAAGTCTATCAAAGTTGGGTATCTAACCGCTAGTGATGAGAATTATTTAATGTCAGGACTTGGTAATAGAGAAAATATAATTATGACTCTATTACGAAATAAAATTTACGAACATGATTTAAGACCTGACGAGTTATTAGAAGAAGACATTCAGGCAATTCTTTTATTTTTAAGGAATACATCTTTTGGTTCCGAATATATAGTAAACTTAGACGACCCCAGAACTGGAAAACAATTCGAAGAATCTATCATACTTGACGAAATTAGTATAAAAAAAGGATTGGTACAACCAAATGAGGATGGAACTTTTACTACTAAATTACCTGTGTCAGGTGCAAATGTAAAAATAAGACCATTAGCTTTTGGTGAACTATTTGATATAGACAAAATTGTTGAGAATTATCCTAAAGGTAGAGTCGCTCCAAAAGTAACTTTGAAATTACAAAAACAAATCGTGGAATTGGAAGGACAAAATGATTTAGGTAAAATTAGTTTGTTTGTAGACCAATTACCTATCGGTGATTCGAAATATATTAGAAAGTTTTTAAAGGACAACGTGCCATCATTAGATTTAAACAAGAAAGTAACTACCCCATCAGGAGAAAAGATAGATGTTGACATCGTCTTTGGGGTCGAATTTTTTCGCCCTTTCTTCTAACTATAGAATTTCTTTAGCGAACGAGTATATAATTCTATCAAAAAATCTACATACGTCATATTCAGATTTTTTGATTATGCCAACTTATTTTAGAAAATATTTGATTGATAAGGTTATCGAGATTAACACACCTAAAACCTAATTCAAAATATTTATAAAATAAATTTAGATTATGATGATGGCAACTACTGCAGAAACCGTACAAGATTTTTATGATTTTATATCAACTTTAGGAAAAAAAAGTGTTGAAACTTTTACAGAGAGTTTTGTACCCGGACTAAAATCAATTTTAAATACTGTACAAGAAGTTGATGCTCAGGCGGTTGCAGTTGCAAAATCATTTGGACAAGGAAGAGAGAATATTTTGTCAATCAAAACATCTTTGGTTGATGCAGCTTCTTCCGTTGAAGCTTTGGGTGGTAAATTTTCTGATGTCGCGGATATTCAAACCAGTCTAGTTAAAAGTTTAAATAGAGCGGTTTTGTTAAGTTCCGATTCATACGAAAGTATTTTTGCAACTATAAAAGTAACTGGCCAAGAAGCGGGTACTTTATTTACTCAGTTCAAAAATATAGGAGTATCGGCATATGGTGTTGCTGATGGGATGCAAAAAATTGTTGATACCGCAAGACAACAGGGATTAAGTGTGGAGGCGGTGAGTAAACAAGCCGTTGATAACATGGAATCTATGAATAAGTATAACTTTCAAGGAGGTGTTGACGGATTGGCTAAAATGGCGGCCCAAGCAACTAGTTTAAGAATTGATATGGCAACTACTCTTAATTTTTCAAATGATTTATATAAGCCCGAAAAGGCGATTGAAATGTCAGCAGCACTCCAAAGACTTGGGGTTACTCAGTCTGAATTATTGGACCCATTAAGATTAATGGATTTATCTATTAATGACCCAACAGAACTTCAAAATCAATTAGTACAAATGACTCAACAATTTGTAACTATGAATGAGGCCGGACAATTTGAGATTGCGCCTGAGGGAAAACTTAGAATGAGAGAATTACAAGAAGCCACTGGAATTGCGTATGGAGAGTTAACAAAAATGGCTTTAGGTGGTGCCGAATTAGAAAATAAGTTATCTAAGATAAGATTTCCTGAGTTTATGACTGATGACCAGCAAAAAATGATTGCAAACCTTGCTGAAATGAAGGATGGTGAATATGTTGTAACAATTGATGGTAAAGCAGAAAGTTTAGAAGATTTATTATCTAGAACTGATAGTACTGCAGAACTTGAAAAAATTCTTGATGCCGCCAAACCTAAAACTATGGAAGATTTGGCATCCGAACAATTGGATATGCAAAAAAGTATGGAAGCTAGTATGGCGAAAATCGCTAATAGAACATCAAGAGCACTGGCAACATCAAATATCATTGAAGAATTAGGAAATGCGACTAGAGAAGGATACAAGGGATTGACAGATATTATAACTGAAAGGGATGTTATGTCGGCAAAAAGTATTAGAGAATTAATAAATGTTAATGGGGAGGTTATTGGAGATGTTGCTGAAAAAATGTTTAAGGGAGAAGATGTTGATTTGGGAGGTGTTGTTGCTGAAATGGGTGAAAAATCTGGTGGCATTTTTGCAGAACAACTTGAAGGTTTGGGGATTAATTTTGCAGAACAAATTAAGGGGTTACAAGAATCTGATAATCGCGTTGCGGAAGTAATGTCATCACTTTATGAAAATTTAGCAGATGTTATTAAAGAAAAAACTGGATATGATATAAGGCCGGCCGATACCATGAACAGAAATAGAACTGATACCACAACAAATCAACAAGATAGAACGCAAACACAAAATATAAATTCTACATCAACTGTCGATGTTACTATAAAATTAGATGTTCCGGCAGGTATGTCAGAAAGTGAAGTCATAAACGCATTAAGAACTGAACAAATCAAACAAGAAATAGTAAAAATTGTTGAGGAGAAACATCCTGACCTCAAGTTAAAACCAGCGCAGTAAAAAAAAACCTTTTATTGTATTTATATATAAAATGTTATAATGTCAGAGAGCACTTTATCATTTGCATCTAGTGAATCTTTTCGTAAATCACTTATTGTAAGAAATTTACAACCGTATTCGGTTACGGGTGTTTATACTCCACCGGCTGGCGACATAACTTATGAGTATAATCAATCTGATTTTTCGGTTATTGATTCACCCGACAAATTGATTGCAAAAAATCCGTTTGTTAACAAACTATATCCTCTTAATGAATTTGGACCATCGGGTGGATTTGATTTTAATATTAATTATAACGGGTCATTAGTACCTGTAAAACCTTCAGGAGAACCTTATTATCCATTAATTAATAGTCCCTTAATCGGGTTGAGTAATTATTGGTTAAATGAATTAGTTACGGGGCCTGCAAATCAGAACAGCTTCATACCCGACGGAGGATTTAAATTTTTATACGAGGTTGACGACTTACCTAATTTAAACAAATATTTTTCACCTTATTGGGACCCACCAACGTTTGTTCCGTCATTTTATAGTCCATATGAGATATTAAGTTCATCTAACCCAGTTGGTTCTGACGGACCATTGTCACAAGATTCTTTTATTGCTCGTTTGGGAGCTCAAACATTAAGGGAACTTTTTGTTGAGAGAATTAATCTTGAAATTTATCAAAATACTGTAGGTGCGGTAAACTTGGCGAGTCTTCAGGACCCATTTGAAGCTAGTTTGTTAATAACAGGACAACAACCTTTAGTTTATAGAAATTGGAGAATCACTGTACCTGAAAATCCAATATTAGCGGTAGTTGATTTTGCAACAAGATTGGCTGGAGCTTATTGGCCCGTATCACCGATACCTGGTGATTATTTTGATGAAAATACTAATGGTAATTTACAGACTAGTCAAACATCAACAGCGCTAAACGTAGTTAATAATTTAACGGGTGGGTTTTTAGGACCGATTTTAAATATAACTAGAAATCCATCTCAGATATTTTTAGCAAATACAGGAAACGGACAAAGGTCTGCATTATTCAATAATATAGATTATAATAGATATAGACCGGCTTATGACAGAGGATTATTAGGTACCTTGGCTCAAGGATTAACAAATCTTTTAGCCTCGGCAATTAATCCGAATAATGGAACTTTGATAGGTGGTTATTATGTTGGAAGTAATACTTCAGAACCTTCACAAATAAACTCACCACCGAATCAGTTACCTATAAATCCTTACGGACAACAAGTTCAAACACCTGTTTATGGTCCATCTGAATTGGCAATTTTATATGAAGGAAACCAAGAAGTTCTTAATTTTGGATTAGCCGGCAAATCTTTATCCGATGGAGGAGGAATTGACGGTCAATTTGTTTGGACATCACCAAAATATAAAGGAAATGCGGGTTATAAACCTACACCAGGAGGAGGCACGGGAAGTTTAGATGAACAGTTCAATTTAGTTAGTGGTAATTACACTCGAGGTTCATCAACAAATGTTGATTTTAAGGATAATTCAATATTAGACCAAACTCAAAGGTTAATTGAATCTGCCGACTTAGTTGAAGGGATTGCCCGATTAAAACACGTAGGTAACGCAATCAATCAAGTTTCTAAAGTATTCAATGATGGATATAAAGAAATGACTAAAGGGTCTAAAGTTTTATCTTATGTTGATAATACAACTGGAACTCAAGCTGGTGTTGAGTATTGTAGAGTTTTTGCAAAAGATACACCATATTATACCTACTCTGATTTACAAAAGACTGACGGAATTACTAATTCAGGGAGAAGGTTTTCATATTCCGTGTTAGATAACACCTTCAATTTGAATATTTCTCCAACCAAAAATCCTGGGTCAACAAATATTATTGCGGATGGAAATAACGGAACAGGTGGTTATGCTAAAAAATACATGTTCTCTATTGAAAATTTAGCTTGGAGAACATCCAGTAGACCTGGTTATACTTATGATGAACTTCCAACATGCGAGAAGGGACCAAACGGAGGTAGAGTTATGTGGTTTCCTCCATATGATTTAAAATTTAACGATACAAGTAAACCAAGTTTTTCACCTACTTCATTTTTAGGTCGACCCGAACCAATTTATACATATAAAGATACTAGTCGTACTGGAAGTTTAAATTGGACTATTATAGTTGACAGTCCTTCAATTATGAATTTAATTATTGAAAAACAATTGAAAGGTGCCGCCAAGGAAAGAGTTGATTCAATAATAGATTCCTTTTTTGCGGGGTGTGTGAAGTACGATATATATGAGTTAGCCCAAAAATTTAATACAATACCTGCCAAGGATTTATATACCTACCAAGAAATTTTGAATAATCCACAATTAACCGAAGAAGAGGTTAATTTCGTGGTTGAATCAATACCTAAAGACCCTGAAGTTTGTACATCTGACGTTTGGGGTGACGTTCCTGAAACTAAAAAAGTGTCTAATGAGCCTGAATTAGAAGCATTTGCTGATACTTATACTAATTTGTCATTTTATTTTGATAATAATGTACCTGGACCTAATAATGGTACAACGTCAAATGAGGATTATTTGAGTGCTTACAACTCATATGTTAGTAATAAACAAGTTTACGGAGCTCAGGCTAATAATTTATTCAATACTGATGATTTTAATGGTAATGTTCTTGATTTCTTTGATAATGTTATAACAAATAATTTTGAAAAAATTAATAGTGGTTCATCTTGTATGGTACAAGATTTATATAAGATATTATCAGAACAAAAGGGAACTATTGTTATAACTTTAGAAGGAGCGGCGTCGGCTAAGGCAACGCCTGAATATAATCAAAAATTATCCGAAAGAAGAATTGATTCTGTAATAAAATACTTACAAAACTATTCTGAAGGTGATGTTTCGTTTAAAAAATATTTAGAAGACGGTTCTTTAAAAATAAATTCGGCGGGAGGGTCTGGCGAAAATACAACAATTCCAGTTGGGGAGGGAAACATATCCCAAGACCCTATTAATTGTACTGAAGAGACTAAAGATAAGAATGGTAAAACTAATCAAGGTTCGTTAATTTATTCTGTCAGTGCTATGGCATGTAGAAGAGTTAGGGTTACTAGTATTTCTTATACCGATATACCTAAAGAAGAAACAATTATGGTTAATAAAGTAATTGGACAAACAACTGAAATAGAAAATCCCCCATCTGATAAAACATCAGGACAAGGTATTACCCCTCAGTTTCCAAAACCACAACCAACCGTAACAATTGAAAAGAAGTTAAAAGAAGGTATTAGTAAAAAAATATTAAGAAATTTATTGAGTGAGTGTGATTATTTTGAGGTGCTAAAACAAGATGTACCAATGGTATATGATTCAATCAAAGAAAAAATTAGATACTTCAATCCAGCCTTTCACTCTATGACACCTGAGGGTTTAAATGCTAGATTAACTTTCCTTAATCAGTGTACAAGACCTGGAGAAACAGTTCCAACTATAGGTGCCGATGGTAAACCAAAGACAAATGATGCTATCAATACTTCTTTCGGAGCTCCTCCTATTCTAGTATTAAGAATCGGTGATTTCTATAACTGCAAAATAGTACCTGATAATGTTGCATTTACATATGAACCATTAATTTATGACATGAATCCTGAGGGGATTGGTTTACAACCTATGATTGTAAAAGTTAATATGAGTTTTTCTATGATTGGAGGTCACGGACTTAAAGAACCGGTTGACCAATTACAAAATGCATTGTCGTTTAATTATTATGCTAATACTGAAATTTATGATGAAAGGTCAACATGGACTGACGATTCGTGGAAAGTGATTGATAAGAAATTAATAGACTCAATCGAACAATCAGAACAACCGGCAACAGTGGCTAATGTGGAAAGTCAAAGAACTAATGACGGGGGAACAACAATTGGTGAAATTATAACTAATATACCTGTTGAAAGTGGTCAAACTGGTGAAATTGCATATCAAAAAATAATGGATACCCTGTTTGACCAAACAAAACAATATATTGATGCGGTTCCTAATCTTTTAGAAAAAATAATGTTAAATACAAACCAAGGTATTGTTCAGATTATAAGTAATGATAGATTATATAGTGAAGGGTTACTTAATGTTGATTTAGATGAAGTTGGTTCGGCCCCAATTTACGGAGCGCCAAATAAAATGGATGCGAAAATAAAAGAAATTTTTGATAAAGTAATATTAGAAATTCAGGACCAAACTAACCCAATTATTAGTCAATTAAATACTATTGAATGGCAACCAAAGGATTTATCGGCGGTCATAACCAATATGGTTGATTATATTAATTCTCTTTCTTCCGAATTCTCAAATGGAATATTCACCACCATACAGGAATTAGTTTTGTTGGAACAAGATTATGTTCAAAATTTAAGAAAAATAAATTTGGTTTCCGACTTAACTGACGGTAAAATTATTGATAAGGGAGTTCCAAGACCTTATACTCTTTCGGGAACTGATAAGGTTAGTGAATCAACAACCATTGATGATGATACTATAACAACAACAGATGACGAATTATGGAATGACATTGCGAGATTACAATTAACTTTAGAGGAATATTATGAGTTTTTACAAAAAAAGAAGATATTTGAACCTATTGGTGATGTTGTGGTAAACTTTAAACCAATATATCCTTATTTTATTAACTCAGGTGAAAGCCCAACACCTGAAAAAACATTCTTTTTAGTTATAGGTAGAATTTTTTACAATAGAACAAAACGACAAGAGTTTGTTGATGCAATTATTAAAGGAGATTTGGTTAACGTAAAAGACCCACAAAAATTAAAAAAGAAATTTGAGGATATTGTTGACGAGTTGTCCAAAGAGTATAGTAAAGAAATTGATGATGAAGAAAAATTATATAAAGACTTTAAAAAAAGTACTGAGTTTAAAGATTTTTCTGAAGGATTGGACGAAAAACTATACCCTAAAGGAAAAACTCGTAAATTTACTTATACCACGGTGCCTGGAACTGATGAGGGAAATCAAAAAACCGCAATCACTAATTTATACAGCACAATAAATGTTGATGAGGATACAAAAACTTATATCGGTAAAGTTAAATTCAATTCATAAGTTATGGCAAAAAAACAGTATTATAATAGATATAGTGAGTTTATTGTTGATGGTTCACCATCGGTAGTAACATATGTTGATTTGCCTTCTAAAAGTACTGACAAAAGGTACATTTATAAAGTTGGTCAATCTAGATTAGATAAAGTATCTCAACAATATTATGGGACTCCTTTTTTTGGATGGTTAATTCTAATGGGTAACCCAAAATTTGGAGGGCAAGAATGGAATATAGTTGACGGCAGTGTATTGACTATTCCATTTCCGCTGATAACTTCATTACAGGACTATAAAAATCAGTTAGATAATCATTTCTTTTATTATGGCAGATAATTCAGAGAACATATTAGTAGAATTTGATTATAATAATATTACCATAATAGACCCAAACAAAGTTATTGATGAAAATGGTAATGCTAAAGACAGATATGTAAAACAGGAAGATTTGGTTATGTATGCTAACTTGGAATGTAAACCAATTCCAAGAACAAAATTAGCGGTTGGGTCTAACAACAGTGACATTATTAGAAATACCTCAATCGCTTCCATTAATTTCTTAAAACCGGGTGGTAAACGAATACTTGAAAATGATTATACAAATAATTTGACAGGTCAGGAAAATCTAAAGTCGGAAAATAAGATTAATTCAAAGGATGAAGAGTATTATGTAAAACAAACCAATTTATCGGAAGGAAATAATGGTACAGTAGATAGTGGGTTGTTAGGTATAACATCAATTTCTATACAACAAAACACCTCTTTTACTCCTGTGATAACAATTGAGTTAGAAGACGTTAAAGGTAGAGCGTTATTTGAATCGGGTAATAATTCACCATACGCTGCATTTTTTAATATGCCATACCCCATATTTTATCTGACTATAAAGGGATATTATGGAAAGGCGGTAAGATTACCGTTAATGTTACAAAGCTTTAATAGTAGATACAACACTAGTTCTGGTAATTTCCATATTACTCTTAGTATGATTACCTATAAGTATAATGTGTTAAATGAGGTAACTATGGCGGCGGCAATTGCTACACCACAAATGTATCAAAAAAATATTGATATAAAGGGTGTTGAAGGAGGTCCATCCCAATTTGCTAACATATCTAGTGTGTCGGTTTCGCTAGGTAAACAAAAAATGCATGAAATGTATAGTGAATATAAAACAAAAGGTTTAATTCCCGAAGACTTTCCTGAAATTACGATTCTCCAAATGTATTATAGATTGGAAAATTTTATCAAAAACACTTTAGAATCTTATATACAACAAAACCTTGACCCATTAAACAACGTACAAGAATATGAAAAAAAGTTAAGAGAATATCAGGGAAATATTGCGACTTATCAAAAATCGTGGAAAGATAAGTATATGGATAACGAAAATTTCTATGTTAGTAATTTAAGTGGAGAAAAACTTTATTCGTTCAAAAAAGAGTTTGATGAACAATCTAAACGAGAGGTCGCGTTGGCCGAGTTGAAAAAATACATTACCGAATATAATGAAATTTTAAATAAAAATGAAACTGTTGGTACTAATGGTTTTTATGAAATTAACGGAAAAAGAGAAAATTGTACTATTCCAAATAACATAACTTTTGACATATTTTTGGAGATAATTGATAAACCTGATGATGTCAATCTACAAAAAACATTGAATCAAAGGTCAACTAAGAAAAAATTTACTGATGATGATATTAGTAAATTAAATGCCGAATTGGGCACAAATATGACGTTCAATTCAGGAAAAATTGTTATGAAAGATGGAGGAATTGTCCCTGAATATACATATTACAAATTTGGTGACTTGAATGAAGAACAGTCACCCGTACCACTTTTTAGAACATTTTTAGGAGAAGTTAATAGAATGTTCAAAGACGTAAAATCGTATCGAGAAAAAATTCAAGAGGCTCTTACTAAAGCTTTGACTGAAAAAATTCAATCAAAGGATAATGGAATTGGATTTATACCTACAATTAGAAATGTTTTGTCTGTTATTTTTGCAAATGGTGAGGCGTTTTTAAGAATAATGGATGATGTTCACGCTAAGGCTTGGGAAGTTAGAGATGATACCGATAGAAAGAAAGCAATTTTAGACCCTTCAGTTTCGAACGCAAATCCTGATAATTTATCAAGTGGTGATAATACTAATCTACCTATATATCCATGGCCACAATATATTGTTGGAACCGCCGGAGAAAATGGACAAGAAAAATACATTGTTGCTTATCCTGGTGACCCTAAGTATTCTAATTTAACCAATGCCACTTCTTACGAAAAATGGCCTGAAGTTGAATTTGTTGAAGAATTTGTTAATGCGTTTGTAAATAGGAATCCTGAAATAGATAATCCAGAGCCTGTATCTAATGAGCAA